CAACGCAGCAAATCCAGGCGGCGTCATTGAAGTGCCGGGTGAATTAACAGAAGAGCAGGCAGGCGACATCGGCCGCGATTGGAACATCACTCACACAGGGCCGTATCGCGCAGGCAAGATCGGAATCCTTTCAGGCGGCGCACAATTTAGACCGCTGACACTTAACGCCGCTGACGCGCAGCTCTTAGAAGCCAGAAGATTCAACGTTGAAGACATCGCAAGATTATTCCGAGTCCCAATCAGCCTGCTAGGACACCCAGTAGCAGGAGCGATGTCATTTGCAAGCGTTGAAGCGCAGAACCTTTCATTCGTGCAGCATTCACTTCGCCCATTATTGGAACGAATTGAACAATCAATGTCTGAATTACTTCCAGAGCCTGACGGCTTCATCAAATTTAATCTTGATGCATTGCTTCGTGGAACCACACTCGAGCGCTTCGATGCATACACAAAGGGCCTCCGCGAAGGCTTCCTATCACTTAACGACGTCCGCGCCGTTGAAGATTTAGCACCACTCGGAGAAGCCGGCGATCAATTCAGAGTGCCATTGCAGAACATCGATGCAGCAGATGCACCAGATGTAGGACTCAAACTTCGAGCAGAGATAGCCTCAATGTTGATCCAGGTCGGCTTCGATCCAAAGGCCGTAACAGAAGCGATCGGATTACCAGCAATGACTCATACAGGGCTGCCATCGACACAGCTGCAACAGATTTCAACCATTGATCCAGCAGATCCACAAAGCGTCTACGAAGTCAACGCAAGAGAAGCACGCAACGATGAACCTTCAATCGTGATCCAAGTCCCGGAATCAAACATCAATGTCGAGCCAACAAACATCAATGTTCAACCGCCAAACATTACATTCGAGACACCAAACGTCGATGTCCAAGTAGCAGCACCAAACGTCAATGTTGAATCACCAACAATCGAAGTAACAAATACAATAGAACAGAAGAGCGTACGTCGAAAGGTAATTCGTGACGAGAACAATCTCATCACAGAAATTATCGAAGAATTTGTGAAGGATGAAGAATAATGGCAACAGGTCTAAGCGCTTATCTAGCAAACAAATTCCTTGATGCAGTAGGAAATGCCACAGCATATTCTGCATCAAACGTATACGTGAAACTTCATGTGGGAGATCCAGGAGCAGCAGGAACTGCAAACCCTGCAACAGAAACGACAAGAAAAGAAGTGACATTCTCTGCGGCTTCAACAGGAAGCATTTCATCGGATGCAGATGTTATCTGGACAAATATTGCAGGATCACAAGACGCAACATATTTCACAGCCTGGGATAATTTGACGACAGGAAACTTCTTATTTAGCGGAACCGTTACAGGAAACGCATACACAGCAGGAGACACATATACAATCGCAAGCGGATCACTTACAGCATCGCTGACCGTAGCAAGTTAAAATGTCTTCAGAATTTGTACTAAACACATCTAAATTAGATGAAGGCCGACTCGGGCCGTTTATTTATGTAACAGCAAACGCCGAACTTGGATCGATAGCAGCAACCACAACAACCAAAGTCACCCACTTAGTTACTGCCATTGCTCCACTTGGACAGATGGAAGCCAGCGCCACAGCTCGGATAGATCACCAGGCAACAGCACAGGCACTTCTAGGAATTCTAAATGCAAGCGCAAACACGCAGGTAGATCACCCGGCGATAGCAACTGCAACCCTGGGAACACTTGACGCAAACGCCAGAGTTTCAGTAGATCAATACGCAACAGCCAGCGCTGAATTTGGAAGCCTGCAAGCAAACGCAATAACTGCACAGCAAACGACACAAATAGCCGCAATCACAGGAAGCCCACACTTCGTAAACCCAACGGTGATCACTGGGCCACAAATAAATAAAGCAGAAGCCCTGGCGCTGACACAATGGGGTGGAATGAAAATACAAGCAATATCAAGAATAGATTTCTCTGTGCTTCAAGACGACGCAGAACTTCTCCTACTGATCTAGGATAAAAATGCCATATTTAATAAGCGACAAGCAAAGCGACTGCGCAGGATGGGCAACCGTTAAAGAAGAAGCAGACGGCACATACACCACAATCGGATGCCATAAAAATAAGCAAGACGCCATCGATCAGATGGTGGCGGTTTCGATTGCAGAAGACATCCAACCAGGCGGCGAAGTAAACAAGCGAGAACTTCCAGATAATTACAGGCCAGCACTTTCAGAAGATGTGCCAGAAGGAAGAGCGTGCGGAAATTGCTTATTCTATAACGAAGAGAAGCAAAATCCAGAAGGAACCAAAGCATGGTGCGAGCGCTGGAATGATTACGTAGATGGAGCCTATTACTGCAACGCATGGCAACCACAAATAAACAGCAGACAAGTCAACCTAAGCGTTCCTCAATTTATTCAAGCAAACGCCAAACGCGGTCTTGAATATTTAGCAGAAGGTTATGGCGGCGACGGTCTCACAGAAGGAACGAAGCGAGCAGCTCGCGAAATGGCAGCAGGCAATATCACCGAAAATAAGATCAGGAAAATGGCCCCCTGGTTTGCAAGGCACAAAGTTGATGGTCAAGCACCGAAGAACAGCAACCCATCCGATCCCGGATACCCAGGCGCAGGATTAGTTGCCTGGCTCTTATGGGGCGGAGATTCCAACTTCAGCGACCGAGCACAAAACTGGGCGCAGAGAAAAATAGACGCACTCGACGCAGAAGAAGACTCAAGGAGCAAAATGACAAAGAAAATAGAACGCCGCACCTTCACGATCAAGAACGTAGAAGCACGCCAGGCAGAAGACGGAACCATGCGCCTGTCTGGATACGCAGCCGTATTCAACGACGACAGCGTGCCGCTTCCATTCATTGAACGGATCGCACCGGGCGCATTTCGCAAGACGCTAACCGAAACACCAGATGTGCGCCTCTTAATCAATCACGAAGGCCTACCTTTAGCACGCACAAAGAACGGAACCCTTCGCCTTAAAGAAGATGAAATCGGACTTTATATGGATGCCGATCTGCCAGACACACAAGCAGCTCGCGATCTTTACACACTGGTCGAGCGCGGCGACGTTGATCAGATGAGCTTCGCATTCCGAGTGATCCGCCAGAAGTGGAACGAAGGAAGAACCGAGCGCACCCTTACAGAATTATCGCTGGCAGACGGCGACGTTTCAGTCGTTACTTACCCGGCCTATCCAACCACCACAGTCGAAGCCAGAGAACAGATCGCAGCAGCTCGACAGGCAATCAAAGAAGGCCGCGAGATCACAGGCGAAAGCCTGATCGTGATCCAGGCAATTCTCGACAAGATCGACGAATCATACGAATATCTTGGCGAAGGAAAATCAATGCTTGAAACCGTTCTCGGAATTGAATCAGAAACAGAAATTGAAATTGACGAAGAGATACCAGCCGAAGAGCCAATGATTGAAGATGCATCGCCTCGATCCATTTCACTTCGACTTGCAAAAGCAATCATCAACAATACCAACTAGAATTCTGCTGCAATCAGCAGATACAAAGCCGGAGCGCCTCTCGCACCCAACATGCGCCGCGAGATTAAGTGACACCACTTTGATCCAAACCCTAATCAGAAGGAGATCAACACATGTCAAAGTCTTTCCTTGATAAGTTGATCGAGCGTCGTGATGCAGTTAAGTCAGAGATGGACGCAGTTCTCGAAGCAGTAGCAGAAGAGAACCGCACTGACCTAACAGAAGAGGAAACCACAAAGGTGGATACACTCGTAGAAGAATCACGCTCACTCGACACAAAGATCGAAAAGATGAAAGCACAAGCAGATGCAGATGCAAAGGCATCAGAAATCCGCTCAGCAGTTTCAGATGTTGTAATGCCACGCTCTACAGGCGGCGCAACAGTTACACGCGAAGAGCGCACATACTCAGCAAACTCAGGTGCATCATTCGTGAAGGACGCATTCAATGCGCAATTCTCAAATGACTACGCAGCAAACGAACGCCTTGCACGCCACATGCGTGAAGAATCAATCGAACGCCGCGATGTTGGAACAGCACAATTCGATGGTCTTGTTATTCCACAATACCTCGTCGATCTTGCAGCTCCACTAGCACGCGCAGGACGTCCATTCGCAGATGCAGCAACAAACAAGATGGCACTTCCACCATCAGGTATGACACTCAACATCAGCCGCATGACAACAGGATCATCAACAGCCGTTCAAGTTACACAGAACGACGCAATCTCAGAAACAGATATTGATGACACATTGCTCACAATCAACGTCCGTACAATTGCAGGCCAGCAAGATATTTCTCGCCAGGCACTAGAGCGCGGAACAGGCATCGATTCATTCGTAATCGCTGACTTGATCAAGTCATGGCATACAACACTTGACTCACAGATCCTCAACGGTGCAGGCACAGCCGGCACAATCAAGGGCCTTCGTGCTTCAGGTGGAAACGCAATCACATTCACATCAACAGCACCAACAGTCGGCTTGCTTTATCCAAAGCTTGCTGATGCGATTGCACAGATTCAAACAAACGCATTCGTTTCACCTTCACATTGGGTAGTTCACCCACGTCGTCTAGCCTTCTTGCTTGCAGCAGTGGACAGCACAAACCGTCCGCTTGTTGTTCCAGCAGCGAATGGCGCAATGAACGCAGTAGGCGTCGGCGGAGCACCTGTATACGGAAACTCCGGATA